CGCGTAATTTGGTTTTGCCGACTAACAACAAGTTGTACTTTGTGTCCAACGGAACGGCTGGCGGGTATGCGGTCACGGTCAAATGCAGCGGCGGTACAGGCGTTTCGATCCCTGCGGGGGCAGCGGCTACCTTGGTGTGCAACGGTACCGACATCGTCATTGCTACCAACTACATGCCTTCTTTGTCTTTGGGCGCCGCACTTCCTGTTACCAGCGGCGGCACAGGCGTAACAACCTCCACAGGCTCAGGCGCAAACGTTCTTGGTACCAGCCCAACGATTGCAAGCCTAACACTCACAGGCACCCCTGTTGCGCCAACAGCCTCTGCTGGGACCAATACCACGCAAGTGGCGACTACTGCCTTTGTGACTTCGGCGCTGCAAGCAGCTTACCCCGTTGGCTCCATTTACATGAACGCTTCAAACAGCACAACACCAGCAACGCTGCTTGGGTTCGGTTCATGGTCGGCCCTTGGCGCTGGCCAGATGTTGTTGGGCGCAGGTACAAACAGTGGCAATACGTTTACGGCGGGGTCTTCGGGTGGTTACTACGCCCCCCAACTGTTGAGCCACACGCACTCGGCAACATTCACAGGTAATGCGCTTGGGGCACACTCACATACATTAAGCTACGGACCTAACGGCGGCGGCGGTTTGGGCGGGGGTGACTTGAACTCAACCGCAGGGCCTACAAGCACAAGCTCAGTCAGCGCGGGGACTCCATCAGGTTCCGTGTCTGTGGCAAACGCCACAAGCGGCGACCAAACTTTGGGCAACTTACCACCATACTTGGTTGTGTACATGTGGGTTCGCACTGCCTAAGATGTGGACCCAATCAGCCTGCTCTTTGGTGCAGTCACTCTGGTCAAACAGATCAAGGCTGGGTGCGACCAACTGCACGAAGGCCGCATGGCCATCGAAGAGTTTAAAAAGGGTGCAGAGCGTGCTGTCGGTGATGTCAAAGCTATTGCCAAGGAACTCACAGGATTTTGGGGTTGGGTTAAAGGGCTATTGGGAATCAAAAGCGCGAGTGCGCCAGTCGTCCAGCTTGCCGCCGCAGCTCCTGTGCCCACTAAAAAGACTCGTGCATCCCAAGACCCCGAAGAACTGCAAACCCAACTCATTGTTGACATTGGCCAGAAGATGGGGGAGTTCTTTGACATCCACCAAAAGCTCAAGAACTACTACGCGGACTTGGAAGAAACATCAGTTACAGTCTATGATCCAGACCAAAACGTCGCTAAAAAGGCAATGGAGCGCTCACTCGTTGAGCTGCAACTGGAGAACTTGAGCGTCGAAATCCGAGAGGCTATGGTGTATGCGCCCCCTGAGTTGAAGGACATATACACAAGGTTTCTCAAGATGTACGAGCGCATCATTGACGAACAGGAGTTTGCTCGGCGCGAGCACATCCGCAAAAGGAATGAAGCAAGGTGGCTACGCGAGGCAATCCGTCAACGTCGATCAATGCGTCTGGCGCTAGGGGTAACTCTGGTGGGGCTGGCGGCGTGGATGTGGGGCTTGCTGCTTACAGTGCGTCTAGCGACTCGGGATTCCATGCCATTTTAATTTTGCTGGTGCTCTTGTTTGCGTTGCTGATCCCGGCGGCGGGGTACGTTTGGTACAGGGCCCACGTAGCTCAAATGGCTATGGAACACACCCTGCGCAAGCTTCAACAGGTGCAGCGCGAGATGGAGCAAGCTAAAAAGGACAAGGAATGAGGTACGCTGTTTTGCTGGCTTTGTTGCTGGTCGGCTGTGAAGACCGCTACCGCTACCATTGCCAAGACCCAAAAAATTGGAGTGAAGATGAGTGTAAACCCCCGCTTTGCGTTGCTACGCAAACTTGTCCAGAGTATTTCAACAAGCCTCAAAATGCGAAGCCAACAAACCCTTGAGCAAAAAGACGCGGATACCAAGCACTTTGTCATCAGAACATTTGCTGTGTCCTTGGCTGGGATCATTTGGCTTTTTGGCTACAGCGTGGTTTTTACCGAACAACCACTGTTCAATGAGTCTCCAGTAGACAAAGCTATCTTTGGCATCCTGACTTTGGTGGCTGGCCAGCTTTTGCAGATTCTTGCTAACTACATCACAAAAGCACCGGTCGTTACCCCACCACCTCCGATTCCTTGCCCACCCGTATTGCCTGCACCTGTGCAAGCAGTTACAGTAGCACCCAAACCTCCTGTTGTAGTGCCCACGCCACCCACAGCTCCATCCAAACCACCACGCCTTGATGACGAGGATTGACCATGAGCATATTTAACCCATACGTTATTCTCGGCGTCATCATGGCTATGGCGCTTTCGTTTTTTGCGGGGCACCATCAAGCCTACAAAGAACAACTCATTGCTGTGCAAGCCGCCCAAGCGGAAGAAGCCAAAAAGCAAGCCAGCATGAAAGACGCCGTAGCCGATAATCGTGTCAAACTTATCAAAGGAGAGGCCAATGCCCAAGCTGAAAATGTTCGCCTTAAGTCTGCTCTTGCCACTAGCGAGCTGCGGCTTTCTATCGCCTCCCGTCAGCTTCAAACCAGCGCAGATACCGGAACTCCCGCCGGAGCTGGCGACCAAGCGCGATGCGACATTGACCCAGAGGCTGCTCAACGAATTGTCACCATCACCCAAGACGGCGACTCAGCAATCCGGCAACTCAACACCCTCATCGACACCTACAACCAAGTGAAGGAGAAACAGAAATGATTGAAAACTGGAACGCATCTTTTGAGCACGTCATCAAGTCCGAAGGTGGCTATGTCAACGACCCCGCCGATCCCGGTGGTGAAACCAATCTGGGTGTGACCAAAGCGGCTTGGGCCGAGTACCTCGGTCGGGCGGTGGAGCATGGCGAGATGCACGAGCTGACCAAAGAAATCGTTGAGCCCTTCTACAAAGCCAATTACTGGGACAAGTGCCAGTGTGACTCACTCCCCGCCGGGCTGGACTACGCAGTGTTTGACTTTGCCGTCAATGCAGGGATCAAGCGCTCGGCCAAGTTCTTGCAGCAAGCCGTCGGGGTTCCGTCGGACGGAGCGATTGGCCAAGGCACCGTTGCAGCCGCGCAGGAGGTCAACCCCCAAGAAGCGATTGCTGCATTCAGCCAAGCCAAGAAAGACTTTTACAACGGTCTGGCCGAGAAGAATCCCAGCCAGCACAAGTTTTTACATGGTTGGTTGAGCCGAGTGGACCAAGTAGAGCAGACCGCCACAGCTATGGCTTAATTTGGCGTTTGATGGGAAAATCTAGGTATGCCATTACAGAAACTGAAGTTCCGCCCCGGTGTCAACCGTGAAGCTACGACCCTTGCAAACGAGGGCGGCTGGTTTGACTGCGATAAAGTACGTTTTCGTTCTGGCTACCCAGAAAAAATTGGCGGTTGGGTTTTGGATACCGGCAAAGATGCTGCTACTTTGCAGCCCCCTGCCGGTGCGTATTGGGGTGTTTGTCGAACGCTTTTTAACTGGGTGACAACAACTGGCTACAACTTGCTGGCTTTGGGCACTAACCTGAAGTACTACATTCAGAGCTCGACTGGGGGCTACCTGAACGACATCACACCGATTCGTTCCACCTTAACTTTGTCTAGCCCATTCACAACAACTGCAACTTCATCTAAGGTCAATGTTTACGCTGCTGGACATGGTGCTCAAACAGGGGACTTTATTACGTTTTCAAGCGTATCGGCGGGTTCAGGTAACGTTACGACTGCTATCTTAAATAGCGAATTTCAAATTACATACGTTGACTCCAACAACTTTTCTATTACCGTTCCAGTTGTAGCTAACACAAGTACATCAAACTTTGGCGGCGCGGGCATTTCCGCTGTGTTTCAAATCACCACGGGCAACACAATCTTTACCTACGGCACAGGCTGGGGCGCAGGGGCTTGGGGCGGTACAACCACTGGCGTGGCCACCACAACTTTGAACGGATCAATTACAAACAGCGCAACCTCTATTGTGCTGACGTCAGCTTCTGGGTTTCCAACTACTGGTACCGTGCTGATTGACAACGAACTCATCACGTATAGTGGAGTGAGCACTAACACGCTTACAGGCTGTACTCGGGGCACCAATGGAACCTTAGCTGCTGCGCATTCATCCGGCGCTACCGTGCAGAACTCGGCTACTTTTGAGGCTTGGAATACTTCGGCGGCATCAAACATTGGTCTACAGTTGCGCACTTGGACCCAGTCAAACTTTGGTGACTACTTGGTGTTCAATCCACGCGGCGGCAGTTTGTATATTTGGACAACCAGTACAAACCCCAACATATTCAGTACTGGGCAACTGCTTGGCCCAAGCGCAACCATTACCACGCCGACAGGAAACGTCAACGTAGATTCTTCATGCCCATCGGTGGCCAACGGCGTGATTGTGTCGGATGCCTCTCGCTTTGTGATTGCTTATGGCGTGAATGACTACGGCTCAACGGTTCAAAACCCAATGCTGATTCGTTGGTCGGACCAAGAATCCTTCGCCACATGGTTGCCTGCGGTTACTAACCAAGCCGGTAGCTACACACTGTCGCACGGTTCAACAATTCTCTCAGCCATCCAAACCCGCCAAGAGATTTTGGTATTTACCGACGCTGCCGTTTACTCCATGCAGTACATCGGGGCCCCTTACGTTTGGGGCTTCCAACTTATGGGTAGCAATACCTCATTCACCAGCCCTAATGCAGTGGCTACTGTGAACAACGTAACGTATTGGATGGGCGCAGATAGGTTTTACCAATACTCAGGTCGCGTTGAAACGCTTCCTTGTACGCTGCGCCAATACATCTTTGACAACATCAACATGAGCCAAGCGTATCAGTTTTTCTCTGGTACCAACGAAGGCTACAACGAAGTGTGGTGGTTCTATGTGTCTGTGACTGGCACCAACGCAGACGGATCAAACGGCTCTGGCACTTACTCCAACCCAAACACCGTGGTGGATCGTTATGTGATCTACAACCATCTTGAGCAAACTTGGTACTACGGCAAGCTGCAACGCACCGCTTGGTTTGACAGCCCACTGCGCCAGTATCCAATGGCGGCAGGTTACAACGGCCAACTCATCTACCACGAAAACGGAGTTGACGATGGCACTACTTCACCTGCTTCACCAATTGCCTCCTACGTCACATCATCTGATTTTGATATTGGCGATGGCAATAATTTTGGCTTTGCTTGGCGAATGATTCCAGACATGAACTTTGACGGATCAAATGTGGCCAACCCAAGCGTGACTTACACAATCCAGCCCCGACAAAACCCCGGCGGTGTGTATGGCCCCGACGATACGCCGACTGTGACAAGTGCTCAAAACTACTCTCAAGTGCCGCAGTATTTAGTACAACAGTTCACACAACAAATTTACATTCGCGCACGCGGTCGGCAAATGGCGCTCAAAGTTAGCTCCAACGGTCTTGGTGTGCAGTGGCAACTGGGCGTGCCCCGCCTTGATGTTCGACCAGACGGAAGACGTTAATGGCTATTTACTCCACCAACAAATATTTGGTCAAGCCAACGTCGGCTCCCCGCCTTCCTGCGGCTCCAGAACAGTACGCCCAACAATACGGCGATCAGCTCACCAACGTGCTGCGTTTGTATTTCAACCAGATTGACAACGTCACAGGTTCGGTCTTGGACACACTTGGCGGCAGGTTTGTAAGCTCTCCATCAGGTTCGTTCTACGACACAACCACGCAAACTGCGGCGGCAAATACCGCAACGGTAATTACATTTAATAGCACTGATTCCACCGTAACAAATGGTATTTCAGTAGTAAGTAATTCACGTTTGACTGTGACTTACCCCGGTGTGTACAACGTGGCATTCAGTATTCAAGGTTCTAACTCCGCAAGTAGTGCGGACAACATGACTGTTTGGTTCCGAATCAATGGTGTCGATGTAGCCAATACTGCAGGTATCAGCGCAATCCCAGCTAAACACGGCAGCATCAACGGCGCATTGGTGTTTGGTTGGTCTCAACCTCTTGCTTTAAACGCGGCAGACTATGTTGAGATTTATTGGGCAACGGATGGGGGCACATCTTCAATTGCTTACTACGCAGCCGGAGTTACCCCGACGCACCCAGCTTCCCCCTCTGTCGCAGCCGTTTTAACGTTTGTATCTTCGTTTACATCGTGATACAGTTCTACAACATTTTCGTGAGGCTTTTATGAGCTTACAAGACGCAGCAAAACACCTATCCATGCACGGGCGTGGGCCCGATGACCACTTGGTTCACATGAGTGGAAAAGAAGTTCAAAGCTTGCAAAAGCTCGCGCAGGCTCATGGTGGCTCGCTCACAACCAACCCGCACACAGGACTGCCTGAAGCTGGGTTCTTGGATAGCATGTTGCCGACTATCATCGGTGCAGGTATTGCGGCATTCGCCCCTGAAACCTTGGCGCTAGACCCCGCGTTGATTGGTGCCGGTGTCGGCGCTTTGCAGTATGCACGCACGGGTGATTTAAGCAAGGGGTTGATGGCTGGACTTGGCGCCTACGGTGGCGCGGGTATGGCGGGTAGTTTGATGAGCTCTGGGGCTTCCCAAGTTGGAGCAAACGCTGTCGGCCCTGAAGCGCAAGCCGATCTTCAAAAACAAATTGCGGACGCGGCAGCACAAAACCCAGAAGTTACTGCGGAAGACCAAGCAAACGCTTACAACACTGGGCTGCAAAACAAAGCTTCAAGCGCAATCACTTCCGCCACTCCTATGGACAAACTCCAAGCTGGGGTTAACGGTCTTACTCCTTCTAACGCCCTGTCAAGCTTAGGCGGATGGAAAACTATTGGCGCCGCTGCAGCCCCCGGTATTATGGGTTTGATGCAAGGACAAACTGCGCCGACTACCCCCAATTCAGCGACGATCACGCCATACACCTATGCGCGTAATCCAGTATATACATCGTCTACACAAACACCCCCCGGCGCTAAACCATTGATCGGTGCAACATACCAGCCCGGCCAAGACACGAGCGAACGCACCTACTTCAATCCTGTTTACACCGCGCAAACTCCTTACACCTACACGATGGCTGAAGGTGGCATGACCCCGCCCCAACAGCAAATGGCAGCGAACGCAGTAGGCGGTAACAACATGTACCCACAAGCCGATTTTGCGCATAGCGCTTACGCAAATGCAGAGCAGATACCAGTTCCTGCGAGTCCTATGGGCGTTCCTAGCTATGGGTTTGGTGGATTTATTGGGGACGCAATTGGCAATACAGTTCAAGGTGTTGGTGATGTAATTGGTAGCCTCACGGGTGGTGGAGCTCAGTTAAATGACCAAGTTTCTCAAGGCCAACCGACAAACGCACAAAACCAACAATACACCTCGGGCGGTTTACATGACTTGATTAACCAACTGGTTGCCCAAGCTCAAGCTTCTAATCAAACACAACCCGTATCCCAACAGGCCGCCCCAATCCAAGCAAAAGCAAGTGGGGGTCTGTCCGACGCGCATTACAATTTGGGTGGATACTCAGACGGTGGCAGACTTTTGAGAGGCCCCGGCGATGGCGTTTCCGACTCAATCCCCGCAACGATCGGACACAAGCAACCTGCTCGGCTTGCTGATGGTGAGTTTGTGGTACCTGCCCGTATTGTTTCTGAACTCGGTAATGGCTCTACTGAAGCCGGTGCTCGTAAGCTTTATGCAATGATGGAGCGTGTTCAAAAGGTGCGTGGCAAAACCACTGGCAAAGACAAAGTAGCAACTAACACTCACGCAGATAAACATCTGCCAGCGTAACAATGGCCCTGTATCAAGTCCTTCCAAATCAGTTACCGACCGTGTGGCCGGTTGCTGCGCCTATGTTGCAAAGGGCGATCGACATTGATCCAGATTCCATCACGATTGAGCAAGTTGAGTATGCAGTGCGCACAGGGCGCAGTTTTTTGTTGGTCTGGGATGAACCGGATGAAGGTATCACTGGGGCAGTGACGGTTGACTTTATCGACTACCCTCGTGAGCGTGTTGCTCATGTAAACCTCATGGGTGGCAAAGGGATTGTCCGAGATCACGTATTCGATGCCGCTAAAGAATGGATGCGTTCTTACGGCGCAACAAAAGCACAATGCTGGGCTAAGGGAACCTTAGTTCAGATGTATGAAAAGATGGGTATGGAAAACACTCATCAAGTCATGCGAACCACGTTATAAGTTAGGAGCACCCTATGGCAGGCGGCGGCGGTCAACAACAATCTCCCGTTCAAACAACCACGAGTTACAACGGCGTCTCGGCGTATGCTGCGCCGTACGTAAACCAAATGCTGGGGCAAGCCCAAGCGTTGACCAATCAGCCGTACCAAGCGTACCAAGGCCAACAAAATGCTGCGCCGACTGACTTGCAAAATCAGTCCTATCAAGCGGGGTCACAGCTCAGTACAGGGCCAAACTTTGGCATTGGTTCAAACTTAAACACCGCTGCAGGCATGGGCGCGCTTAATACTGCGCAGCAAGCTGGGGAATACGGCGGTCTGGGTGCAATGGCTGGTATGAGCTATGGGCAGAACGCGCAGAACCCTAATGCAGTTTCTAGCTACATGAACCCCTATTTGCAGAACACATTGGCCCCTTCGCTGCAGTTGCTCAACCAACAGTTTGGGCAACAAGGAGTAGCCAACCAAGCGCAAGCGACCCAGCAAGGTGCGTATGGTGGTGGCCGACAAGCTCTGATGCAAGGACTCAACCAACAAAACCAAGCTTTGGCCACAAACCAACTGGTTGGCAATGCGTACAACCAAGCCTACAACACCGCAAACCAAAACATGCAGCAAGCGGCTTCGCTGGGTATGCAAGGAGCCGGACTCGGCCTCCAAGGTATTGGTGCACAACAGGCGGGCTATGGACTGGCTGGCAACACTGGCGTCAACTTGGCCAACATCGGCAACCAACAACTGGGTGCCCAACAAAACATCATCAATACGCAGAACGCTCTTGGTACACAGCAGCAACAAAACCAACAAAACGTTCTCAACACGCAGTACCAAAACTACCAAAACCAACTGCAGTACCCATACCAACAGCTCTCGTTTATGCAGAACATGCTGTCTGGCTTGCCAATGCAGACGAACACACAAAGCGTTTACGCGGGTGCACCTACTACTGCGCAATCCCTCAGTGCGATGGGTCTTGGCGCTTACGGCTTGAGCAAGTTGGCCAATGCGGATGGCGGCTTGATGAAGTCTTACGCTGAAGGCGGCGTGACCAGCCCAGAGAATGTGCAGTCAATCGTAAGCCAACTGTCGGATCAACAACTGCAACAAGTGTTGCAACACCCAGCCTCGCCCGAAGAATTACAAGCTGCGCAAGCTGAAATGGCCATGCGCCAATCTGAACGTCAAGGCTTAGCCGGCGCGTTCAACCAACTGCCACAACAAAACCAACAACAAATGGTCCAAGCTGCTAATGGCGGCGTCATGCGTTTTGCCAAGGGTACAACTCCTAATACCGTATCTGATTCAAATGATGATTCTGGTAGCGACTCCGCTACTTTAGGGCAAACCCAACAGTTGGTTTCCCCCGGCAACCCAAGCGCGTACAACCAAGCATTGCAACAAGCAATGCAGTACAACCAACAGATTGGCACGTTCAAAGGCGATACCATGACGGACGCCGACTACAACAACGCAATTTCAAAGCGCTTCGCCATGTTGCAAGGTTTGGGTGGCGCCGATCCTTATGCTGGGTTCCAACAAACTTTAGCCCAACGCGACACCGATCGTACGGCTGCTTTGGAACAAGGTAAAGGTTTGGCTGCACTTCAAGCAATCCCTGCAGTGTTGCAACCCGGGGGGACTATGCGCGGCCTTGGCGCTGCCGCAGGCACTCTGGGTAAATCTTTGACTGACCTTTACGATTCAGATCGCCGAGAAAAACAAGCAACGCAAAATATGCAGCTCAGTATCGCCGACGCTCAACGCAAAGAACGCATGGGCTTGGGCAAAGAATCCATTGCTGCCGCAGATCAAGCCCGCAAAGACAAAGCTGATGCCAACACAGCAGCGTTTAACAAGCTCAAATCACAAGCCGAAGTTGCGGCCAAAATTGCACAGGCTGCTCGTCCAGTCGGCACAGGCGGTGCTGGCGGCGCGGGTAAAGGGCCTAAACTTGACGAACAATTGGCTGCGGCAGAAGTTGCGCATGAGATGAACCCAACGGATGAAACTTTGAAGCGGGTTACTGCACTGCGCCGTGCAAAAGCGGAAGCAAAGACTTCAGATATTGGTACTACCAAAGCGGACATCGCACGCGAAACGCTCATGGCAAACGAAGACAAAAATGTGCAGGCGGCTATGAAAGGGTTCAAATTTGACCCTGACTACATGGAAGCTAAGCAGGCCGGCGACACAGAAAGAGCTGCCCAGCTTTGGGATGCGGAACTGCAACGTCAACGTGCTGTCTATCGTTCAAAGCAAACTGGTGGAAATGCTGCCTCCGTGAACAATAATTCAAGTAAGATTACGCCAATCAAACTTGACTAGGGGCGGCTATGCCAATTTATGAATATCAGGGGCAGCAATACGACATTGCTACCGAGGACCATGCTGAGGCAAAAGCAAAAATCCTAGGCTACCTTGATAAGCAATCGGCAGCACCCGCTGCCCCCGCCGAGCCGGTCAAACCAAAAAACGAACCGCCTGCTTGGTTCGATGAGACTGCGCAGTACGCGGAGAACAAACCCGAGTCCGTGCTTCAAGGTGGCATGGCCCCTGTGCAACCTTCGCCTATCAGCAAGACGGTGAGCCCAAAGTTTGTTGCTTCCGTGCAATCCGCACTCGATTCTCAACCCTTAGAAGAACGGGCTAAATC